CAGCAGTGAAGAAGAAGCGAGTCGTGATGCTCTGTTCACAGAAGACGCAGTGATCTGTATAATGGCCCAGCTATGAGCGACGACGACACACAAGACGAGACGAGCATCGACGATGAACAAGTCATCGACGGCACGCTCGTGCCTGCAACAGTCGAGAACTCGTTCTTGGGCAAAGCAGAGAAGAAAGCGAAGATGCTTGAGCGACGCATGAAGATCGCTGTGCTGCATCATCGAGGCATCACGAACCAACGCCGACTCGCTGCTGCTCTTGAGTGTTCGCTCTCGACTGTTCGCAAAGACTTGGCGTGGCTCTTCAGGCAGTGGCGACGCGAGTGTGTCGACGACATACGAAACGCGAAAGCGAAGTCGATCGCTGAGTTGTCGTACACTCGCAACGAGTTGTGGGAAGCGTGGCGTCGATCGAAGTCGGACTTCAGAGAGACACGCACAGTCACGACGAGAGAAAGCAAAGACGACGAAGACCCGACGATCGTGACGACGACAGTCACGCGAAAGCAGAACGGCGACCCGCGATACTTAGAACAGATCATCCGTATCATGCTCGCAGAGGGCAGGATAATGGGCGTCGACGGCGAAGTGAAAGTGAACTTGGGAGACACGAAGCTGTCGATCGATCTCGGCAGCATGATCAAAGTGATCGAAGCAGATCAGCATCGTGTGTGTGATGAAGACTTCATCGAGCAAGTCGTCAACGCACGAGCAGAAGAACTGGGCGTCATCGACGCTCACAGCGTACCCTCTAACGGTCAAGGAGACAACGGCGATGGAAAATCACGAACACAGAACGGTGACTCTTCAGTTCAATGATGACAGCGATCGAGCACAAGATGTGCCAGCAGTCGACATCGTGCCGCAAGTGCTGACGTTGAACAACGTGCCGTTCATCAAGCACACTCAACGCGACGACATCTATCACGAAGCGAAGGGCAGCTTGAGCGTCACGTCAGACTCGATGCCGTTCGGCGGATCAGAGTTCGTCGACACGAACAGCGAAGAGTATCAACGAGTACACGAGTTCATCACGACAGTGAAGATCACTGACGGCTTCGCAGAAGCAGGCGTCACGCACGTCGCAGCAGCGATCGGCATGCTCGCAGCAACGATCGGCAAGGATGCGTTCAACTCTTCAGTGAACGACAACCCGTCGCTCGGTCAGTTGTTCACTGTGAAGCTTGCGTCATGGACGCGAAAGCTTGGCGCGTTCAAGAAGAGCAAGAAGCATCACAAGTACGTGCTGCGAGCGACTGCATCGTGTGCTTGGCTCGCAGGCGTGACAACGATGATGGCAGGTGCATGCGGCGTGCTCGAACATGAAGAAGACGATGATGATGATGAGATCGACTTCGGCAACGAGTACACGACAGAAGAGGACGACTGATCATGATCGCGACGAACAGGATGATCGAGACGCCGGGCATGCACAGCACAGCCCCCGACTCGTGCTGTGCTGTGTGCGATGAACCGTTCGACGATGACGACTCTCTGCGACTGCTGATGATCGCTGAGTGTGAAGTCGCATGCGAAGAGTGTGCTCGTGAGATACTCGGCATGCCGCAGTACGCACCGTCGAAGTTCTATGTCGCACGAGACACGACGCAGATCATCGTCAACGTGCTGCTCGCTGTCGCTGCGATCACGTATGTCGTCGTCGAGATAGCCAAAGACTTTCAGTGAAAGGAGTCACGCGATGGGCAACCTCGCAGACAAGATCGGACTGCTCGCATCTGGCGAGGCGAAGAAGATGAAGAAGAACATCGGCGAGATCAGTGTGCAACTCACGCCGCTTCAGACAGACTACAAGCAGACACACATCAGCAACTCGATCGCACTGCTGAAAGAACAGCAAGACAGAAGACAAGCAGCACGCGACGCAGTCGAGGTCATCAGCGGCAGATGCTTCCCGATCGCTGCGATCTTTCAGGGTTCGTGCGTTCAGTGCGGCACAGTGTATCGTGCGTCTCGCGAGACGATCATCGACGCTGACTACTATCTGACGTACGACACAGACGCCGGCAAAGAGATCGCGACGATCGACTGTCGCGAGTGCACGATCGACGTGAAGCTGAAGCCGTACAAGTACAGCAAGATCACGCCAGCAGTGCAGCACGCTGACCCGCCGATGAGCAAGACAGAGCAGTTCGCTTGCTTGTGCCCGAAGTGCGGCACGTTCTTGCTCGCCGATAGTGAAGACGTCGACGCTTCGACTGTCGTGCGAGACGAAAACGGTGACGAGAAGGTTCGTGTCGAGTGTGCTTGCTGCTCGTGCAGAGTGTTCGCTTACGAGTTCGGCGGGTTCATCGAAGACGAAGAAGCGAAGAAGGCAGTGAAGCGAAAGATGATCTTGCTGAAGGGTGCGTGCGATGGCTGACTTGCATCAAGCAGACAAGATGCCGCGACTGATCAGCATGACGATGACGATCGATCATCACGGCTGCACGCTGTACGAGTACGTCACAGACGGGGCAGTGCCTGGGCGAGACGACTGTGCTTGCAGGATCACGTACGGCAGCGCGAGCGACATCGAGCATGGGCACATGGTCAGGTACGCGACTGTCACGTACAAGTACAAGTCGCACGAAGAGTTCACAGAGTTGCGAGATCAAGTCGCAGCGATCACAGGGAACAAGTACAGCGTGCCCGTCAAGAAGAAGAAGCGACGCAAGAGAAAGATCGTACTGTGATGGGTGCACCAATACCGCAGATCAAGAAGTTGGATCAAGACTTGATCGATGCGATGACAGCAGTCGGAGACGCAGCGAAGGGAGCGAGCGTGTCTGTCGACGAGGCTGCTGCACTGTCAGTCGCAGCGTCGACGAGCAACGCAAGCGTCGAGCAGTTGTCGATCGCACTCAAGGTGCTCGTCGATCGCTACCCTGAAGAAGCAGAGCGTCTGCGTCAGTCGCTCTTGTCACGAGCGTCGAAGCCAGAGACAATAGAGTTCGAGCGACAGAAGCGTGGTCGCAAGATCATCTTGTGAGAGAGAACAGATGCTTGACTTGAGCAACATCAACATGAAGAAGATCAAGGTCGACATCAAGAACGTCGACGACGCTGTGTTGAAGTCTGCACTCGCGAAAGCGAAGAAGACGTTGATCAAGAAGTTCGAGCAGGACGCCCACGCTCAAGCAGTCAAAGCAGCAGCAGCAGAGTCAGCAGTGAAGAAGTACAGCAAGAACTTCAGCGCAGCGTTCTTGGGGGCGTTGAGCAAGCTGTCGCAGCAAGAGCAGGAGAAGCTGCTCGAAGAGAGCGACGAGTACGGCGGGCTTGCTGTGCCGCCCGTCTTCGACGACATGATCATCTCGACGCCGATGCTCAAGGGCGAGGACTTCTCGCTCGTGCCAGCGCCGTCGAACGCAGATGCAGTGATCGCTGACACAGCAGAGATCAAAGACGATCACACGATAGGCGATCTCGCGTCGATGATCCAAAGCAAGTACGCAGAAGCACTCGCGAAGAAGATCGACGACGAGATGCTGCACGGCGACGGGTCAGCGAAGACCCCGAAGATCGTGATGGGCGTCGACGTCGGTGCAGGCAAGAGCTTCAGCACAGTGCAGGCGAAGAACTGGGGGTGCGTCGTCGACAACGTGACGCACGATCAGATTCTCAACGCACTCGACGAGATCAAGCAAGAAGAGCCGAAGCAAGTCAAGCTGCCGCCCCGACAGAAGAGAGGACGCAAGGTGATCTTGTGATCGAGACTCAGCCATCTGGTGCAGTGTTCAGTTCGTGTCGCTTGTATCGCTACAAGCTTTGGCGCAACTGGTCGTTCGACTCTGCGTTGTTCCCGCAAGACAACTTCGCGTACGTTGCGTTCATCGGGTTGAACCCGTCGACTGCTGACGAGCATCAAGACGACCCGACGATCAGACGCTGCATTAGATTCGCACGCGACTGGGGATATGATGCGATGGTCATGCTCAACTTGTTCGCGTACAGAGCGACAGAGCCTGCTGACATGAAAGCGATCGACGAGCCGAAGTGCGTGATCGCGAACAACGATTATGCGATCGCACAGACTGCACACGATGCAGCACTGACTGTCGCATGTTGGGGAGTGCACGGCGAACACAAGCAGCGAGGCGAACGAGTGCGAACGATACTCGACGAAGTCTGCACGCTGCAACACTTCGGCGAGACACGCGACGGGCACCCACGCCACCCGTTGTATCTTCGAGCAGACACTGCACCGACTGCGTGGTACAGATCGTGATCACACAGAAGCTGCTCGCTCTGTTGCTGCTCGTCGCGACGATGCTGCTGCCGCTCGTCGCTGTCGTCTCGTATCACGTCGGCGTGTGTGTCACACGTCAAGCACTCGACGTCGCGAACGACTGAGCGAATCCGAGAATCTTCAGATCGACTCTCGATCGCACGCTGATCTGACGCGAATCTGTGCCATTTTAGAAAATAAATGGATCGACGTAACTCGTTGCTGTATATACACTTCAGCTATACAGTCACACCGAATCCAGATTATCTTTCAAGATTCTGCTTGCAGACGACGAAGAAGACGTCATACTGAGCATGCAGTCAACGAAGCACACAGCACACGAACGGGAGACGAAACGATGACACTCGCAACACTCGCACACAAGATGATGCTGACCGTCACGCAAGCCGTCGCACTGCCCGCAGTGATCGACACTGCTGCTGAGTCACAGAACATCACACGCGACGCCATGATCTCGCACTGCACTCGCAGCAGTGAAGTCTGCGAGTACCTCGCAAGCATCTGTCGCACTGTCACGAACTGATCGCAGACTTCACACTTCACTCACTTCAGCTTACGGAGACGAACTGAAGCAGCGTCGCAGCGAGCAAGAGAACGCGATGCAGAAGAACGCTGACGCGAAGAGCAACTGAGACACGCAGTCACGATCACGCAACACTCAACGCAAGCGAGACAGGCAGATGACACATCAGATCACACACGACGAGATCGCAGCACTCGTCTCGAAGCAGCGAGCACTCGTTGCCGTCAAGATCGGAGGCGTGCTGCACACGTTCATGTTCGATCAGACAGACGACGGGCGAGCATGGGCGTCGAGCGAGATCGCACTGCTGATCGACGCACTGAAGCCCAACAGTTACGCAGTCGAGTTCGATGACGTTCGTGAGTGGGTCGAAGATCACGCGATCGTCGATCTGTCGAAGACTGGCGCAGATCAGTACACGTGGGACAAGACGAACAGCAGAGTGAAGCATCAACGCATCAGAGTCACTGTGCGACCGCAGGGCGACAAGCACGTGCGACGCGAGACGCTCGATCGCATCGTGTACAAGTCGCTCGACTGAGAGAACACGCAGCACACACAGTCACAGACACTTCACACTCAGAGCAGGAGACAGATCGATGAAGAAGACACGCAAGGCACTCGAAGCATACAAGCGAGAGCAGATCGAAGAAGTCAACGATCGCTGGGCGTTCGTCGGGGCAGGGCAACGCAACGGGGCGGGCTGTTCGCGTCATCTCTTCACTGTGTTCTTGAAGACGCCCGACTGCGAGCGAGGCGAGTACGCAGACGAGATCGACGTGTGCTGCACGACGCAGACACAAGCGAAGCGCATCGCGATCACGCTGATCGAGTGCGGCGAGTATCAGAGCGACTGCACTGCTGCTCGCGTCGTCTGGGGCGGTCGCTCGTGATGACGTGAAGCGTCGAGCGAATCCGAGAATCTTGATCGGACGCTCGATCGAGCAGCAGATTCTGCATCAATCTGAAGATTCTCAGAAAGTATTTTGGATCGCGTAAGTCGTTGCTGTATATACAGTTAAGCTATACAGAGCAGCGATCTGCGAACTTTCTCGAAAGATTTCGCTTGCAAGCGACGATCCATCTGTCATACTCACAAGTGATGAGAGTGATCAACGCAGACAACTTCAACACACGAGACAAAACGATGAGCGGATTCAACACACAACGAGAAGTCGAAGCGAACGAAGCTTTCATCACAGAGACATGGGGCGAAGACTTCTTCGCACTGTGCATGAAGTCAGAGGGCACGACGTTCCTCGCACTGCTCGTCGAGCACAATCGAATCTAAACACTCACAGCAACTCACTTCAACTCAGGAGACGAAACGATGACACAGCAACACACGAAGACGAGCAAAGCAGTCGCAGTCGTGCAGCAGATTAGAGACGCGATCTCGATGCTCGACACGCTCGATCACGACAGCAGTCAGTTGCGACTCGCGAAGCAGTGGGTCGCTGATGGCGCGAAAAGCGTGTACTCGAATCACGACTTCGACGTCTTGCAGTCGCTTCAGTCACGACTCAGTCTGATCGACGCACAAGTCAGCAGCAGCGTCGCGACGCCCGTCGACGCGATGAAGATCAATAGCGTCCAGATGTATCAGGGCAAAGTGTACGCCCTGCTCGTTCAACTGAGTTCGCCCAACGGGCAGTACGCAGACGAGTACGCTGCACTCCCCGCTGCTGTCATGTACGGCGATCGACTGTACGTCAAGACAAGCTGGTCGAGCGACACGCTCAACGCATGCTACAAGCCCGCATGCCACGCGACGCGACCGATCGCGACGCCCGTCGACGTCAGCACTGCTCGCTGATCATGAAGCACGTCGCGTCGAGCGATCATGACTCGACGCGACTCACATCAACATCACTCGAACTCAGGAGACGAAACGATGACACGCAAGACACACTTGGTCGACGAGAAGCGAAGAGTCGCTTGCAACGTGCAGCACATCACGATCGGTCTGCAAGCGAAGAAGCTTGACGACTTCAACAAGACCGAAGCGCGTCTGTGCTGCAAGCGATGCCAAGTGACAGCAGATCGCTGGAACGCGAAGAACGCGAACAGCGTGAACGCCATCGTCGCAGCAGCGACAGCGTCAGAGGCAGCTTGGCAGAACATGCCCACGACAGTGAACGAACTGATGACAGCAGCAGCGCACGCACTCGAAGATCGCGACACTGATCTCCTTGAGGCGTTGCAGTCGCACACCCGCAACTGGCTGCAAGACGACGAAGCGATGCTCGCACAGACGTACATGCTGCACACGATGCTCGAAGCAGTCTACCAGCTTGACGACTGAAGCAACTCACACACTCGAACTCGGAGACACAGCGATGAAGACGATCATGCAAGCAGCACTGCTCAACGGGATGAACACTCACAACGCACGAGTGCGAGACAGCAAGTTCTCAGCACGCATCAAGCTGATCGACTTCTGCAAGAACGTGTACACGCTCTTCGTCTGGGTCGACGCAGACACGCGACTGTTCTATCTGCTCGACTGCAACGGGACGCCGAACAGCGTCAGCAACATCTTCAGAGCAGAACTGCCGAGCGACCCGACGATCTTCGACGACACAGACGACATGCTCGCAGCGATCGCAGCAACAGCGAACGTCGCAGAGTCTGTCACGATACTCTGAAGCAACTCACAGCAACTCACAAGCATCACACGGGAGACACAGCGATGAAGACAGTCAGAGCAGCAGACGTCGACGGCGTCATCAGATACTTCACGATCGGAGACTCGATCTCGTTCAAGTGCGACGTCGAGCAGAGTTCAGAGATCACAGCAGTGCGTCGCTCGGCGTACGGCGTCGCTGCTGTGCGAGTCAACGTCACTGAGGGCGGGTACCCTCACGGCGAGACGTGGATCGACTGCGATCGCTGCTGGTAGCCTGAGCAACTCACACTCACTCACAACACAGACACTCAAGGAGACGCGATACTTGCGAGAGTTCGCACGCATGCAGCGTCTGATCGCGTTCGCGAAGAGCGACTGAGAATCCGAGAATCTGAGATCGAGCACTGTTCGAGCAGCAGATTCGCAGACAATCTTGCCGAATCCAGAAAGTATTTTGGACCGCGTAAGTCTGTGCTGTATATACACTTGCGACATACAAGACACGCAGATCGCGAGAATCTTTGAAGTTGACGCTTGCAGACGACGATCTGAAGAGTATGATCATCAGTGCAGTCAACGCAGCAACACGACACGAACTGGGAGACGAAACGATGAAGACTCGAACGAACAGCACAGCGAAGCGACAGATGACGCAGAAGCAGTTCTTCGTCTGGCTCAACTTCTTTCGCGATGCAGAAGTTGTCATCGGCAACGGCAAGACGATCTGGGTGATCGAGGGTGGCAAGCACAGCAGCGACAAGGGCTGCGTCGTCTTCTTGTCTCGCATGCACCAGATCAACAAGTACAACAAGCCCGAGCGCGTCACGTACACTTGCAGCGAGACTCGTCTGCGACTCGCTGACTGATCTCGACTCGACACTCACACTCACTCACACACTTCACACAGAGAGACAAAACGATGACGATCTCAACACTCAACCCGACGAAGAACGAACTGATGACAGCCGTGCGAGCACTCGTGATCTGCAAGAGCGGCGAACTCACAGAGCAACGCATCAACAGCGAGAACGAGTCGTTCGACTTCCAGCGACTGCTCGGCAAGATCGAAGTGCGAATCAAGGACGAGTGCGACACGTACGGCAGAAGTGGACGCGAGGACGGCAACTATGTCGAGGATCAGTATTACGCTTTCACGCTCACTCGCTTCATGGGCAAGTGTGCTTCGATCTTCGACGAGCGAAAGTCGTGGCAGCATCGCATCAAGATCAGCGACATCAGAAGCATCACGCTCAAAGACTGATCACACACGTCTGCGACTCGCGACACAGATCGTCGCGAGTCGCTCAACACACGAGAGACAGAACGATGACCACACGACGACAACGACAGACGCTCAGACTGCTTCGAGAAGCGTTCAGCAACGCAGACTCGATCGAGACATGCGATCAGACAGAGTACACTGGGCGAGTGCTCGTCACGATGTCGCAAGTGTCGAGCGATTACAAGACGCGCCGCCACAACAAGTTCGCAGTCGGCCCTCGCGGCGGGCTGTACGTCACGAAGCAAGAGTTCTTCGTGTACGACTGAAGCAACTCACTCACACTCACTCGAACTCAAGGAGACGAACTGATGACACAGATCACGCAAGACATGAAGCCCACTCGACTGACGCTGCTCGCACTGCTGCTCGCTGACGACTTCGACGGCGAGGGCTTCGGCAACAGCAGACGCTTGCACGCAGCAGCGAGCGACGCTGTCGACAGCGGACTGCTCGAAGCACACGTCTGGCCCGAGAAGAAGTACGAACTCACAGACGCAGGCGAAGCGATGCTCGACGCTCTCGACGCAGCAGCAGACGAAAGCTTCGAGAACGAGATCGGCACGCCCGACGAGTTCACAGAGCAAGATCGTCGCGAGTACGCAGAAGAAGAGAAAGCACAAGCGAAGCGAGACGCACTCGCTGATCCTGACGACTGATCGAGACATCTGTTCGCGGGACGATGCTTGTAGTGTCGCCCGCACCCGCCTGCTGACGCACGCTTTTCTCACATAGGGCAGCGTCAGCAGGCATTTTCATGCGCAGACAGCGAGCAGATCAGCACAGACGCTCACAGATCGACGCTCTGATCTCGACGCTTCGACAGTCATCGAGAGCGAGACAGCCGCTGAGATCGACGCACAGACGCTCAGATCAGCGATTCTCAGCGTCGTGCAGACGTCTCAGGGCCCAGGGCGTCGTCGAGACGCTTCGAGATCGCAGACTGACGTGCAGGCTGCTCGTCAGCTTTCGGCGTCTGCGGTCGCTTGCTCGTCGCGATCAGCCCAGCGCCAGTCGGGCGGGGCGGGCGAACTCTGATGCCGAGTGCTTCCCATGCGAGAGCAGCAGCGTCGCCGTCGTCGGGCGATCTGCCGAGCATCTGTCTGATCGTCTTCATCTTGCTCTCGCGATGTGCGTCAGTCGCTCGATCTTTCGGCGGCAGCTTCAGACGTCCCTCGCTGTCGCGTGAGTCAGGCAGCACGTTCAAGTCTTCTCGCAGTGCGTTGCAGTTTGGCGGCAGCGTGAAGCCCGTCACGAGTTGCCCTTCTGTGTCGAACGTCGCGATCTGCTGAAGAGCAGTCGAGAGTCTGCCGTACATCTCTGCTCGCTTGTTCGCGTACGCTTTCTTGTCTGTCGCTGACTGCCCGAAGTTGATCACTCGCACTTCGATGTTTTGCTCCCAGAGTCTGTCACCGATCTGCTTGCCGCCACCGCCTGCATCGATCGTGACAGAGCGATCAGCGATGTCGTGCTTCTTCATCAGTTGGATCGTGATGCCTGCGATCTCCATCGTGTCGGGCGTGTCTTTCGAGAACTGCTCGATGACGCCGAATCTGTCGACGACGCACCACGACGACTTGTCACGCCCGCCGCCTGCAACATCGACGCCCATCGCTCGACGTGTGTCACGTGCTGCTGTCTTGCTGAAGTTGTCTTGAGCGATGTCGAGTGCTTCGATCGGGAACAACTGATCAGCACTGCCTTCCGGGAACTTGCCGTGCAGTCTCGTGTGTTGCTTGAAGCGATCCCATGTCGCGAGTCGCTCAACGTACTCTTCGTAGCTGATCACGCCGGGGATAGGTTGCGGCGGCTTGCCCGGATACCCTCGCTTCTTCCAGAGCATGCCCGCGATCACGTTCGGTGAGTCGAGTGCGTCGATGTGTATCACCTTCTTCTGCAAGCCTGGGCGATCGTCGACGTGTGCTGCGTTGCCGCTTCTGCACTCGCGATAGAAGAAGTTGGTAGTGTTCAACGGGTTGCCGATCACGAGTATGCGATGCGCCTGCGAGTCTGTCGCATCATAGAACTCGTCGCCAACACCCGACGACTCGTCGAAGATGAACAGCACTCTCGGCAGCGTGTCTTCGGGCAGATGATGTCCCTGAAAGTTCTCGACTTGTCGCGTCACGTGCCCTGCGATGTAATGCTTCGGCACAGCGATGCCAGTCGACTGATCGATGAACTGTGCGTCGAGTGACTGAAGTCTGATCGCGTCAAGCGGGCGTGCTGCTGACTGCACGAGCGACGACATCTCTTGCCAGAGTATGCCCTTCAGTTGCTTCTCGCTCGACGACGACGTGACGACGATCGCGGGTGATCGCGACGAGAAGAACCAGAGAGCGATCAGTGCAGCGACGCGAGTCTTGCCGAGTTCGTTGCCTGTGTGCACGAACGTCTTCTTGTTGTCAGAGACAGACTGTGCGATCGACAACTGCTTCTCGTACATGATCATCTCGGGCCAGAAGTACGAGAAGAACGCACACGGCTTCGTGGCGAACGCAGATGCGCCTGCGACTTCTGGTGGTGCAGTGTCTGACATGCAGTGCAGTCTTTAGAGTTCCGACAGCGTACACTTGCAGCCGTGCGTCGTCATGCGTTCGAGTATCACGGCGACGTAGCGAGGGTCGATCTCGATGCCGTGACAGCAGCGATCACTCTGTTCAGCAGCGAGCATCGTCGTTCCGCTTCCGAGGAACGGCTCGAACACTCGCCCGCCGACCGGGCAGCTACTCACGATCGCTCGCGCCATCATCGCAACGGGTTTGGGTGTTGCGTGCCCGTGTCGCTCTTCGCCGACGACTCGCTTGAAGTCCCAGACGTCGGTCATGTTGTCGTGCGTGTTGTCGAAGTATGCGCGTGTCGCATAGAACGCTCGCTTCAGTTCGTCGTGCTCTCGCTTCAGTTCGTCGTGCTCTCGCTTCAGTTCGTCGTGCTCTCGCTTGAAGGCGTCGTGCTTGCATGCCTCTGCCTGAAGACGCTCATACTGTTCTCTGGTTGGGAACGACCACTGCGACTTGCTGAACCAGTGATCTGCCATGCGAGGGTGAAAGCCGAAGAACTTCGCCACGTCCTTGTTAGACCACCCGCACTTGCGTCGCTCGCTGTCGAGGTACTCGCGCACGGACTCGAAGCCCTCCCAATAGTTGTCTGCGTTATTATTGAACCCTTGCTCGCCAAGCATGAAGAAGAGACATCGTTCACCCATAGGTGCGTATTGGCGAAGCCCTGCCATCCCGTCTTTCCCCCAACTGGCCCCCGTGACTTGACTCCAGATGATCTCGTTGCGGAACGTCAGTCGTTCGCTGTCCTTCAGCCCGCCGACGTACCACAGTCGCCACAAGTCTTTAGCGTTGCCCCAGATGTACGCGCTGCCGTTGTCGTCAACGTGCGGGCGTGCTGTCGTCCACCATGCCATCTGAAACGCATCAAGCTTCTCGCGGTACAGGTTGTCGTTCTGCACGCCATCATTCTCCTTGCCCATTCCGTACGGCGGGTCTGCGTGCACGAGTTGCATCTTCTCGTCGCCCATCACTCGCTCGACGTCTTCGCTCTTCGTCGAGTCACCACACAGCAGACGATGCGTCTGCTTGCCTTCGATCACCCACAACTGCCCCGACTTCGTGTCCCACTCCTCTTGCAGTTCTGCTGCTCGATCAATCGGCGCTTCGTCTTCGACGATCGCGACTGGCGTCTCAAGCAGTTCAGCGATCTCAGTGTCATCGAAGCCGAGCGACGACAAGTCGAACTCCTTGTCGAACAACTCTGTGACGCCGCTGAGTTCTTCGAGTTGCTGAAGCAGCACGTCATCGTCCCACTCAGAGAGTTCGCCCGTCTTGTTGTCGGCGATCGCATACGCCATCGCTTGAGTCGCAGTGAGATCAGTGCGCACGACGTTGATCGTGTCCCAGTCGAGTGCTTGCGCTGCGATGTACGTGCCGTTGCCAGCGACGATCGTGCCGTCTGTGTTCACTAAGATCGGGCGCTGCTGACCGAACTGCGTGAGAGACAGCTTGATCGCGTCGATGTTCTTGTCTGGGTGTGCTCTCGCGTTGTGCGGGTCAAGCGTCAACGATGCGATCGGTACGTTCTCGATGTTCATTGTGGCCCCTGTTGTGTTTATGTTGCGAGCAAGTACAGTCCGCGGCACACCCAGAACACAACGATCGGTGCAGCGAAGACTGCGCCGATGATGACACAGAGACAGCCGAACCCGTGAGACAGCGCCCCGCCGAACCCTCCGCTGCTGGTCATGGCTGCGTCCCTGAAGAAGATCACGCTGACACCCCAGAACGCGACGCCGACGAACGCGAGTGTCTTGCAGACGATGTGTGCTGTGTCGAGATCCATGCCTACTGCTTTCGTGTACCGAAGAAGATGATCGCTTCCCCGATCAGTATGACCGCAACAGCGCCGGCCCAACAAGGCCATATCTCGACGAGTGCTTGTGCTTCAGTCCATTCTCGATGCTTTGCGATCTGCTGCATGCGAGCGAGCGCGATGATCAAGACTGCCATGATGCAGTACGCTGCGCGGATCACTTCGACTGATGTCTTGTTGAGTCTCACTGATGCTCGCAGCTTTCTTGCTCAAGAGGTTCGAGATCGACACGTTCGCCGCTGACTTGCTCGAAGCCGAAGCGAGGCAGCGTCATGATCGTGCGCATCCATCTGATGATCTTCAAGATCGTTCTCGACTGCGACAGTGCGAGATCGTCGGGATACGGGCAGCGATGTCCTTGCGACACGATCGCGAACAAGCGAAAGCGAACGGGCGGCTGTGCTGCTTCGATCTGTTCATCAGGGTGCATCATGAACTCCCGGAAGCGTACACGAGAAAGCGCCAGAGCCAGTACAGCGCGAAGACAGCGAAGCAGATCACAGCAGCGCCGCCTGACAAGATGCTCACGGGAATCCACCCGCCCATCGCATCGTACGTGCCGCTGTCGAACTTGAAGATCGAGTACACGCACAACGCAGTGAACGCGACTCCGACGATCATCATCCAGAAGACGAACTCTTGCATGATCAGAACTCCTTGCCGTTCGACATCGCGATCACTTTCAGTGGCGCGGGTGCATTGATGACTGCACGTGCTCGATCTTGCCACTGGTCGAACAGTGCGTTGTCTGCTGCATCTTTCGCGAACACGATGATCTGCCCTGACTCTGTGTCGCAGTTCAACACGTCGCTGTACTCCTTGCCGTTCGCGTCGAGCACGTGGCACGGTGCGAGTGGCGGGTCTTCGTCTGCTTCCCAGTTCAAGTACATCGAGATCATTCCTGAAGCCATGACGCAACCCAGATCGCGCCCGTCGCGATATGCTGTGCGCCGAGTGATGCGAGTGCTGCGAAGCACGTGTTGCTGAACGTCTGCTTCTTGCTGTCGTCGTCAGTCGCTCGGCAGCATCGATACAACTCTCGCAGCGACGCACAGAAGAACGCGAACGACACGAGCACGAACAGCACAGACACGACTGCGAACGCATACGAGAGAGTGGTTGAGATCACGGCATCACCCTGAACCAGACGAACAGCACGACGACGATGACTGCGGCGCAGATCATGATCCACTTCGTCTCTTTGCGCTTCGCTGTCTTCGCTTCGATCTTGTCGATCTTGTTCTTCTTTCGCTTGTCACGTCGATCGGGCGTGTCGTCGTCTTCGTCTTTGCGTCGACGTCTGCGACTGAAGAACTCTCGCCACAGTCCTGCCTTGACGTCTTCGCTCTCGCGACGCTTGATCAGCGCCATGACGTGACGATGTCGAGCACTCAGCCCAGGCACATCACCCTTCAGGGGCGATGTCGTCGCGAGCCATGACTTGAGTCGGCTCGTCGGTGCTTGCTCACACCCTGCGATGAAGCTGCTGAAGTGATCTGCTGCGAGACGTTCGTGCAGAGACTTCATCGCTTGCGACTCTTCGTTCACTTCGTCGATCATCTGCTGCACATCAGACGCTTGATCGCGATCTGCTTCGACTCGTATGTTCGCAAGCATGTCAGCAAGCGGCTTCTTCTTGCCCTTGCGCAGTCGCTCTGCATCTGCTTCTTCTGATCGTCGTCGAGATCGTCGAGACATGATCGTCAGTCCTTGTCGAGTTGCTTGAGTGTGATCGTGCCCATCCACTTGCCGCACGAGTTGTGATCTTTCACTGCGGGCCAGTGACCGATGTGTCGCCCTGCTTTCGCTGGCAGCGACTGCACGATCACTGGCTGATCGAAGTGACACTCTCCCCAGTCTTCCTTGCCCTTGCGAAACGACTCGCAGTGTCGGCAGGGCTTGTTCGTCAAGTCTGTTGAGAGTGCGTCAGTCATGTTCACTCGTCGGGCTTGTCTTCAGCTTCGTCGCCGTCAGTCGCTTCGCCGTTCGTGAAGCACACTGCGATCATGCTCTCGACGCTCTTGTCTCGAACGAACTCACGCGACTCGCCGTCGAGCAGTGCTCGCTTGTGATCAGCTTCAGCGACTCGCGTCGCGTTGCTGCTCGTGACAGGCACACGTCTGAACAGACCGTTGATCACTTCGCCCGTCTTCTTCTCGACGAGCATGAAGATGCCGACATACGACGCACTGGCGTCGACGTCGTGCTTCTTGTTGAACAGCAGAGACGCGATCGGCAGATCACTTGTTCGCCACTCTCGCACTGCTGCGTTGTGTTGCGCTGTCGTCAGCATAGGCGAGATGCCGCCCTTCTTGCAAGCTTCGATGCAGACGCTGCCTGCGACTGCGTTGATCTTGACTGCACCACACTTGCACCGTACGGGTTCAACTCGGGCCATCGTAAGTCTCCTTTTCTGAAAGCTGGGGGTGTTGCGTTGCAGGGTTTATGATAGCAAAAACCCTGCCGTCTGCACAGAGCAGTGTTGATCGAATCGTGCTGAGTCGGTACAGTTCAGTGTATGCCATGCCTGCGATTAGCAATCAGACGGGTCTTCAGGTTCGTGCTTCACTGTGTCAGAGGCAGCGTTCTGCGCGTGCGTGTCGTCTTGTCGAAGGCAGTCGATCGCAACAGAGCGACCGCGATCGAGAGTCTCGAAGCACGCATCGCTTCAGACAAGCTGATCATCCAGTCACTGCGAGACGAGAACTTGGAGATGGACTTCAGACATCAGCGACAAGTGTCGCGACTCAAAGCTGACATCGCTGTCGACGTTGCGAGAATGGTCAGCGCAGAGGGAGAACGACGATGACTGTTGCAAGCGAGTTCGCGACTTCAGTGCGCGATCGATGCAGAGCGAAAGAATTCAACGGCGACGCTGGCAGCAGCGCGTTGATGACGGGCGACAACTCAGCAGGCAGTCTGTTCAGTCAAGACGACGCGAACGAGTACAACTATGCCTCGTTCAAGTCTCGCGTGTACTCAGTCATCAGACCGATCGCACAGCAGATCGCATCGCAACAGATCAACGTCGGCAGACTCGTCGGCAGCGGTGGCGCTGCAAGACAGTTCGATCGCCCGACGAAAGAGTCTCTGCCTGACTCGTGCAAAGCGTTTCAAGAAGACATGGAGATCGTGCCTGATCACGTGCTGATCGATCGCTTCAGAGAGCCGAACCCTGTGATGCCGATGTGGCACTTGCAGTACAGCACGATCTGCTCGTATCAACTCACGGGCGTCACGTATTACTGGATGCCAGAAGAGCAGGGACAGATCAACATCTGGCCAGTGCCGTCGACATGGATCACACCGAAGCACGACAAGGGTCACTTCGCAGAGTACGAGATCAACCCTGGCGGATTCGGCAAGGGCATCACTCGCCCGTCTGAAGAGTTCGCACGCTTCGTGAACCCTGACCCTGCTGATCCGTTCGGGTGCAAGTCGACACTGAAAGCGCACGCACTTGCAGTCGCAGCAGACAACGCGATCGAGACAGCGCAGGTCGCTGCGTTTCGCAACGGCATCTTCCCGTCGCACGCGATCGTGCTTGGCGACATCACAGACGTCGAAGGTGCGAACACGGGTCGCCCGACTCTGCTGAAAGAAGATCGCGATCGCATCACTCGCTCGATGATGGACATGTACGGCGACGTGTATCAAGCAGGCACGCCGATGATTCTCGACGCACTGATCAAAGACGTGATCGATCTGTCGAAGTCGAACAACGAGATGGACTTCCTCGACTCAGGCAAAGCGACAGACTCTCGCATCAGTCGCGGCTGGGGTACGCCGTCAGCGATCACGGGCGAACTTGAGAACGTCAACAGAGCAGGCAGTGCAGTCGCTCAGACGCACTTCATCAACTTCACTGTGAACCCGTTGATCGAGTATATGTCGCAAGTGCTGACGCTGTTCGTCGCGCCGCGCTTCGCAGCGACTGGCGAGCGACTCGTCGTGTGGATCACGCCTGCACGCCCTGACGATCCCGAGAACACGCGAGCGAATTATCAGGTGCTCGCGAAGCATCAAGCGTGCAGCAAGAACGAGATGCGATCTGCGCTCGAAGGACTCGGCCCGCTCGTCGACGGCGACGTGATACCGAAGCCGATGAACCTCGAAGACGTGCCTGCTGTGCCTGACAAGAGCACAGAGTCGAAGCGTAAGGTCACGCGAAAGATTCACTTGAAGCGACTCAAGTCGCTGACTGCTGATGGCATGGCAGGCAGATGGCTCAAGCAGCACACGAAGATCGAAGCAAGCTATGTTGACGAACTCAGCGATCTGTTCGTCGAAGCAGGCAGCAGAGCAGCACAGCAGATCACTGATCTCGCGATAGGCAAGAGCGAGACGATGAGCGAAGCAGTCGCAGTTGCAGCAGCAGCGATCGGCGGCAAAGAGTTCGACGCGCAGATCATGGCGATCTCGACAGAGCACGTGCTTGGCTCGCTCGCGACTGGCGCTGTGTCTGAACTGAACGACTTCGAGGAAGCGAAAGCAGCAGCAGCGTTCTCTGCGGGTGACGTGCTGATCGAGTTGCCGCTTCCGATTCAGACTGCGATACAACACGAACTCACGACGATCATGATGCAGCCGTACTGGGGCGAGATCGCTGAGACAGTGCTGACTGATCTCGCTGGCAAAATATCTGCGGGCATCAATCAAGGCATGTCGACTCGCGAGATCGCACTGTCTGTTCAAGGGCAGAACGGCATGCTCGGCAGAGCAGCGAGCAAGCACAGAGCGATGCGCATCGCACGCACTGAAGTGACTGGCGCACTCAACGCAGGGCATCACACAGCACGTGCTGATCTTGTCTCTCAGGGCTTGATCAGACAGATGCAGTGGATGACTCTGATGGACAACTATACGCGAGGCACGCACGGTCGACTCAACATGAAGAAGACTTCAGCGAAGGGCATGTTCAACGTCGGCGGCACGAAAGCGCCGTACCCTGGGCACGTCGGACTGCCAGCACGAGAGCGCATACACTGTCGCTGCACTGCTGTGTCTGTCGTCGACCCTGACGCAGTCGTTCCGTTCGCACCATAATCCATAACGTGGGTCGCTGCAACGAGTTATGTCAACAAGTGCAAACCAGGTTTGCACTTCTTTCACGAAGCGCACGAGCATGATGTCGAAGAACGAACTGATCGCCCAAGGTGGCAACAGAGAGACGTCGAACGCAGTCGACTTGATTGTCGAGACGCTTTCGGCTAATCTGAAAGCACACGTCGGGCAGGAAACTCACTACGGGCGATTCGGCATAGAGATCGAATACTTCGCTGGGCAGATCAGAAGCGTTCAGCGAAGCGATGCAGTGAGAGTGCTGTTCAAGAAGTGACAATCTGAACATGGGACCATACAAGGCCCGCTGCTGCACACGAGTGCGGCATGCGGGTTTTTTTCGTTTACTCGGAGAGCAGTCATGTCACAGACGGCTGAAGCAACGCAAGCAGAACTCGACGCGATGCAAGTCAAGCTTGCAGCAGAAGTCATCGATCGAGCGAAGTCAGGACACGCACCGCGATGGGGCGTCGGCAACGCGACTGCGTATCTCAACGACATCAGCGGCTGCCTTGCAGGAGGCGTCTGCCCGACGAAGCTGCTCGGCAACAGCACACCCGCACAGTGGACGCAAGCGATCAAAGATGCAGAGAGTCGCTTGACGTACTGTGACCCAGAGATGGACGTGTTCGAGTTCGAGCACGATCTGAAGCGAACAGGCAAGAAGCTGACTGAAGGTTCAGTCATGGACTTCTCAGCGATCATCTCGACAGTCAAGCAAGATCGTGACGGCGACATACTCGTGAGCAAAGGTGCGTCAGTCGACAACAAGGCACCGCTGCTCTGGCAGCACATGGCGTTCGAGCCGATCGGCATCGTGCGAGAGTCACGAGTGCAAGCGAAGAAGATCACGGGCAAGATGTCGATCATCGACTCGCCGCTCGGTCGCGACGCTGCACAGCTTGTCGAGTTCGGCGCACTGCGTATCTCGCATGGCTTTCGCGTGTTCGAGTTCGAGCCGATGGACAACGAAGAGCGAGGCTTCAAGATCACGAAGTTCGAGATCATGGAAGTGTCGCTCGTGTCTGTGCCGTCGAACACTGATGCAGTGATCACAGCGTTCTCTGCTGAGAAGCTTCATCACCCGATGGTCAAGCAGTGGGCAGGCGCGAAGTTCAGTGCACGCCCAGTGCAAGTGCCCGGCGCTGATCTCGAAGTCACGCCAGCGATCAAGACGACAACGACGAACACGAAGAAGGTTGGCGACTGCGAAGAGTCAACGACTGTGATCGTCGAGCCGATCGGCATCGTCGCGCCGAAAGCAACAGCGAAGAACGACTGCTCGTGTGACGTGAAAGCAGACGCGAGCACTGAAGACAAGATCGGCTTGCTCGATGTCTTGTTCGCGAGAGCGTTCACTGCTGAAGAGTTCGCACTGATCGAGTCAGGCGACTTCGAGAAGCTGATCAAGGGCGGGCGAGCGCTCAGCAAAGCGAACGAGAAGCAACTGCGAGACGCGCTCGACATGATCAAGCGGATCACAGAGAACGATGACGCGACGCCCTCGATCAAGACTCTCGCCGTTGGCGCAGTCGCGAAGATCGAGAACGTCATCAAAGCAGTCGACCCAGAAGAGAGCGAAGCGAGTGCGAGTGAGTTGTTCGCGAAAGCGTTCATCGCACTCGACGGCGACGTCTCGACGATCAACACGTGGCTCGGTGTTCTTGAGACATCGAAGTCGCAACTCTTAGCACACCAATTCGACGAAGAACTCGAAGAGATGCTGAACTGAACTGTGTGGCGCTGAAGTCTCAGCGTCTTGTCTTTCTCATAAGGGAATTGGAACTATGAAACTTACTGCCGCCCTACGCAAGTGGGCAGTCGAGAACCTCGACATCAAAGCAGACGCGACTGACGACGAGATCAAGATCGCATTGAAGGCAGCGATGGTCGGTGACGAGCCGAAGCTGTCGCTTGAGAAGTTCGCTGAGTTGTCGCAGACGAAGAGTGCTGCGTCAGATCAGATGAAGGAGTTGATCACGTCGTCGATGACGACTGCTGTTGAGCCGATCAACGAAGCGATCGCCAAGCAGGGCGAGAAGCTTGACGCTGTCATCGCAGACGTCGCTGAGTTGAAGACGGTCAAGGCTGGCGACGACGACGATGCAGACGCTGACGACGATGCAGACGACGATGCTGACGACGATGCTGACGCAGACGAAGCTGAGAAGCGCATCGAAGCGATCGTCGAGAAGTCGCTCGCGAAGATGAACGCAGGTGCTGACGTCATCGGTGGCGAGAGCATCTCGCTGAAAGTCTTCGGCAACAGTGTTCGCGTCAAGGGTGCTCACGAGCAGTACAGCACGACGAAGACTGCGCTGACGATGCCTGAGCGATCGAAGGGCGGTCGCTTGAACGCGAACGCTGGTGGCCCAGTGATCAAAGAAAAGGGCGGCGCTCCGATGGACTGCCCGTCGCAACTCGACAACGCTGTCTGCGGTGCGTGGTTCAAGAGCATGTTCTCGAACTTGCACAAGTCGAACGGACTGCCGATCGGTCGCAACATGCGACTGACTGAGCACGACAAAGACTTGATGGCGTACTCGATCCGCGAGATGAAGTGGACGGGTCCGATCGGCACGGGTCGCGGCGAGCCGCAGCACTGGGTCAAGTCTCAGAAGCTGACGCCTGACTTGCAGAAAGCGCTGCTTGACGATTCAGGCAGTGGCGGTCAAGAAGCTGTGCCTGATGCGTTCGATGACATGTTCATCACGACGCCTCTGCTGCACGGTGAGTTGTTCCCGCTCGTCAACCTCGTGAACTTGTCGCAAGGTTCTTCGATCGATGGGTTCGCGATCTCGAACCCGACGATCAACTCGAACGAAGCCGAAGGCAGTGCGATCACTCTTGAGACGACCACGTCGTTCATCAGTGCTCTCGACACTACGATCTTCCCGTGCGCGGGTGCGATCGAGATCGGTGAAGACTTCGAGGACGATTCGCCAGCGAACATCGGGCAGACGCTCGGTCTGCTGTTCGGCGAGGCGTTGATGAACTGGCTCGACAATCAGATCGCGAACGGCGATGGAACGACTGAGCCGACTGGCATCTTCACGACGAGCGGTACGACTGTCATCACGACGTCGAACGGCACGAGTGGTCCGTGGGTTGTCGGTGACGTCGAGCAGTTGCTGTTCGGTGTCAACAAGGCGACGCGAAGAGCGCTCGGTGATCGAAGCGTGTTCGTGATGAACGATACAACGTATCGTCGTCTGCGTGGCGTCAACGTCGGCTCGACTGACGCACGTCGCGTCTTCGGGATGGATCACGAAGCGTACACTGTCCTCGATCGTCCTGTGAAGATTCAGGACGACATCGCTGACAATGACGCATGCTTCGTCAACATGGCGTACTACCGTCTCTACCGTCGTCTCGGCATGCAGTTGCGTTTCGAGAACACGGGACAGACGCTCGGCTTGAAGAACACGAAGTTGGTGATCTTGCGGGCTCGCTTCGGTGGACAGATGACGCTTGCGTCGGCTGTCGCTGAGACGAACACTGCGCCAGTCGTCAACTCGTAAGCAGCGAAGCAAGACTGATTGCTTGGTGTGTTGCAGCCGACGAGCGGGCTTCGCGCTCGCTCGTCGGTTTTTTAATAAGCTACCCACCGAAGTTGAACACTGTCTCAGAAAAGGAAACGAAAGATGTCAGAGCAACCACCGAAGCTGTCGAACGCAGAGATCATCATCGAGATCGAGTCTCGCAACCGCAACGTCTTGTTCATCCCGACAAGCGATGTGCTGCGAGGCGTGTACGATCGCCACAAGCTGTACGCTGGCGCGACGAGTCGTCGCGGCTTCATGCAACTCGACAAGCTGCCAGGGATTCGCATCGCGATCAACATCGCAGCGAGCAGGGGTCGCATCTTCGACCCGATCGGACTCCCAGAGTTTGAAGAGATCGCAGCGAGTGCTGCACGCATCTTGCACAAGTGCGGACTGCGTGAGTCGCCTGAGCCGATCGCTCCATCGAAAGTCGAGAAAGATCAGACGCTCACGCAGACTGCTGTGAAGTCATGGATCTATTGGATGCGACAGCACGTCGACAACGGCGATGCAGTGCTCGTGTCCGGTACGTTCCCGTCGTACGAGACGATCGCGAAGCTGCCAGGGAAGACGCTGATCAACCCAGCAGAGACTGTCGTCGGTGCGATCAGGTATCTCGAAGATCGCCCTGAGAACAAGAACGTCATGGAACCAATGACGGTCGAGGACTGAACACGCATGCGAGTCGGCGTTGCATACCCTCACGACATCAGATCGAAGTACGCTTGGGCGGCTGACGCTCTTGCGTCGCTCGGTCATGACGTCGTGAGGATCGACAGCGTCGACTCGTTTCGTTCAGAAAGTGATCTGTGTGACTTGATCATCGTCGCACACAAAGGTGCAGGGATGAACAAGACGTCACTGACTGCTGCGATCAGAGATGCTCGATGCACTGTCGTGCAGTGGTGGTTCGATCTGATCATGCTCAACGACAAGCGACCGCTTGCAGAGCAGCAGATCATCAAGTCGTTCGGTGATCAGCTTCGGGCATGCGATGTCGTGTTCGTGAAAGAAGCAGATCATCTCGACGAGTACACAGCACTCGACATCAACGCACAGTGGCTCGACCAAGCGTGCCCGTCTGATCTCGCAGCGTGTGAGCACAGAGACTCGCCGCAGTTCGATCTGCTCGTGTACGGCACAGCAGGCAACAGCTACGGCAAGCGAGTCGACGTCGTGCGAACACTCGCGAGTCGCGGGCACAAGGTCGCATGGGCGTCACGCAGCGAGATGCCGCAGCACGCGAACATCACGCCGCTCTCGTTCGTCGCACCGCACGATCTGCCGATGCTCGCTTCAGATGCTCGCTTCACAGTCTGCATCGATTACACGCACAAGATCGAGGGCTACTGGTCAGACAGAGTATGGCTCGCGATGGGAATGGGTGCGTGCGTCGCTCACAGATCGACTGACGGCTTCAACGCACCCGAAGCGACTCACATAGACTTCGAGTGCCATGTGCGCTTAGACATCGAACTGAGACGGCTCAGAGCAGACACAGCGGGCAGACGAGCGATCGGCAACGCAGCACGCGAGCATGTGATGCGTCATCACACGTACGAAGCACGGTGTCAGGAGATCATAGAACGATGCAGACTCACAGCAGCAGCGTGAAGACGTGCAGACACTGCATGGGCAAGAAGACAGTCTCGCTGCTCGTCAAGGGCAAGACAGAGACTCGAACGTGCCCTGCTTGTGACGGCACGGGCAACGCGACGCTGAGAACAAAATAAGGAACGAGATCATGAAGATTCTAGGACATGCACGACTCGCAGTCGCAGCGACGAACGTCACGACACTCGTGAACGGTGCGCCACCACCGGCAGGCACGAAGCGTGTTGTGCTTCAAGCAGAAGTCGACGAGTTCAGATTCACGGGCGACGGCACGACGCCGACTGCGATCATCGGTCGACGAGTGATCGTCAACGAAGAGATCGCGATCGACACTGATCTCGATCAGATCAAGCTGTTCGGAGAAGCAGCAGGCTCGATCGTCAACGTCGTGTACTACGGCGAAGACGTTTAGCGAAGAACAGGACGTTCCCTAGAACTCGCAGACCGAGGCAGAGCACGATGACGGATCAACAACCTCCCGATCCCGATTCGTGGATCGAATATCGACGACTCGTGTTGGCAGAACTTGAGCGAATCAATGAATGGCTGTCGAAGATCGAAGAGCGAACGCAGACAACAAGAAGAGACGTCGCCGTGCTGCAAGTCAAGTGCGGCATGTGGGGCGCAGCAGCAGCAGTCATCGTGTCACTCGCAGCAGCACTCTTGAAATAGGAAGAACACTTCGATGATCAGCGAAAACCTAACACGCTTGCGAGAACTGTCTGTGCAACTCACGCCTGCACCAGAAGACATCGCGCGCAAAGTCGTCGAGTTATTGGCTGATGGAATCTTACTGATCAACCACGAGGGTGACATCGTGTACGCAAGCCCGTTCGCGTCTGATCTGTTCGG